CTACGAGACTGCACGGCAGCGCAATCCGCTCCGATGGAAAGGCCGCATGCGCAACTGGCAGCGCGTACGTGCTGTGCACCTGAACCCGGATCGCATCGACAACCAGGACGGCGCCCCACAGCGCAGTAACCAGGAGCGAAAAGCCGCCTGAGATTTAATCGTCGAGGCGACAACTACCTTGAAAATTTCCGGGAGCAGGTACTCTGCTAACTGCACGTCCCACACGTTCCCGCCGCGCGCTACGAACGCCATCCACGCCTCAAGGTTCTGGGGCTCACGCAGGGCGTACAGCAGGTCAAACTTGATGTTCTGGCCCACGAGGATGGTTGTCCCCGTAAGCAGCTTCGTGAACCAATCGAACGGGCGTGGGCCGCGTCCAAAGTATTCACCTGTTACTTGCTTGTCGCCCTGGCGTTGCCATCCCGAAGCGACCACAAAATTCTCAGGGAGAAAAGGAGACGCCTTACGTTTCATGTAAGGCTTAATCGTGGTCTCCACGTCCCAAACGCAATAGCTTATGTGCTGCTCCTTGATTTTCAGTGGCCGCGAACTAGGATCAATAAGACACAGTACGGAGGCTCAAATGTGGACGTGCATAAAATGCTTTGCCTCTATCCCGTGCAATCAGGTAGAGGCTTCAATAGATGACTTCGGGATTTACTTCCTCTGCCCGCACTGCAAACGCCGTAACCGTCTCGTGAACGTGGGCAAGCACGGCCGAATAGCGCTTATGCAGCAGGAGCGGTCAGCTCCTTAAAGCGGGCGAGAAATAGCAGCTCGGCGCTACCGGGTGTACGCGCGCTGATGGTTGCGTCGAGCGGTTCGATAGCTGCCGTCCAAGACCATGCAACAGCGTCAACAACGCGCTGACGCTCGTATGGCTGAGGCATCAAATCCCGCCGCTCCGTCACGAGCATACGGAGGTCCGCCTCTTTGATAGACGGATGCAACGGGAACGGGAGACCAAACCGCTTACAGATGACCCGCTCTACACGCTCCTCAATAACCTTGTACTCTGGCAAGAGCTGTTTAAGCGGACTGGACACATCGCCTAGGTACGCCTCGGCGGCATCATGCAGAAGCCCTTGTAACCCGTACTCTGGTGGGACCGCATATGACACATGCACGCTGTGTTGTGCGACGCTGTAGAACTGCGTTGTGTGTCCAGTGAATCGGCATATGCGGGATAAGGCTGTAGCGATGTCCTCGATATCGATACTGTCAAGTGCAGGGTTCGCGAAGTCGAAATACTTTCCGCTCGCGGTGAGAATAGTTGGCTTCATTGCTTGGCCTTCCAATCAAGGTACGCGGATACCGGACCAGCCCAGCTAAGACCTACCTCACCCGTCGCGGGAAGTCCGCACCACCACGCGCCGTATTCAAACCAGATGCGCGGCTTTTCGGTGGCTCGCTTTGGCGCAGGCGGCGGAGGTATCGGCCCATCCCTCGGCGTAGGTTGATAGCCAGCGATCAAGATATGTCCTCCGTTGCTCGGAACGACTTGAACACCGGATGACGCGGAGCATCCTTAATGCCATGGTCAAAGTACTTGAACGTGACCAAGCAATCGATAATCTCGCTCTGTCGCTGCCAGAACTCGGCCCGCTGCGCGGCCGTAAAACCCGTGCCGATGTTGAACTCGGTTCCGTCCGGGTCGTCCGCGTACCGAACAATCAACGCGCCTAGCGTGCCCTTGCCGACAAGGCCCGATTTCTCGGTGCTCCGCTCAGTGCGGCCGAATGCGTCCTTCTTCGCCTCATTGGTGTTGTGCATCTCCTCGACAAAACCGACTACCAGAGCCTCGGCATCGCGGAACCGCTTTACCTTGACTAGACCGCCCTCGCGCTCCGTGCTGCGGCCACACTTGTAGAGCGCGGAGGGGCTACGAATCATCATGCCTTCGTAGCCCGCCTCAAGGAATTGGGCTTCCAGCGTAGCCATATCCGCAGTGTTGGTTACGAGGTGATGTGGAAGCACACGGATACGGGGACTATCCGCCCCTTGCTCGGCCCACCAAGAAAGCTCCTCTTGACGAGTCTCGTAGTAGTGGGACAAATTGAATAGATCAAACACGTAGAACGTAAAATCTGGCTCTCCGTCCTTACGCATAACGGCCATACTGTTCTGCATACAGTTCGGGTCGGTCGAACGACCCACAACAAGCTCCCCGTCGCATGCCTCCAATTCGTCCGCATGGTCCTTTGCCCACTGCTGAATGAAATGGTTAGGGATTGGTTTTAGCGAGCGGCTATATGCAACACCGTCAAATACAACATAACGAATTCCGTCAATCTTCGGAGAGGCCCACACCGGGAACTTGATAAGCTCCGGCTTCGTGAGGGTCGCTGCGAGATTGGGTTTGAAGCCGCGTGGGATCACTTACCGACGCACAGGCGAACGCGCTGGAGCTGCTTAGCAGCGGCCCGCACCGCAGCCCCCGCAAGACGGGGTAGTACCAATACGTCGTGTAGCTTCACGTGCTGCTCGCGGACTGCGTAGCTAACGGTCGCCCCCGGCACCAGTACGCCGAACACCGGGTACAGCGTCTCAACACGAATTCCATACTCTCCCGTTCCGTGCACGTGAACCAGCGTGCCGCGTTTGAGCCAGTGAACCGGCCCCTTTTGCACACCGTCACTCTCTTTCTTCTGCGTTCGGATTACTCCGTATCTCATGGATTCTCCAGAGGCATACAAATGCGGCCCCGCTCGCCGTCGAACAGGACTTCACACTGCGGGGATTGGGGAGCGCCCTGTCGGCGCAGCTTGTTCTTAGTCGTTCCTATCCAGCGGGACGATGCATAGAACGGGTCATTCACGGAGCCCAAGGTAATGATTGCGTCCGCCGCGCCTTGCTTTCCGGTCTTACTATCCTTAAGCATGGGCAGCGTGGGGAACTGCAGGCCGTCGCCGTCTGCGGAGATTTGCGAGGTGGCAATAACGGGCGTGTCGTACTTCACGCCCATCAATCGAGCCCATTGATACTGGGCCTCTAAAATCTGGTCCGTCCGCTGCCCACCGTTCAACGCCTGTCCACCGAACTTGATGTTATCCACCATGTCCATAATCACGAGGCCGGGCGGGTAGCGCTTCATGATGTCCTCTACCTCGTAGTTCCAGAAATCGTGTATATCGAGCACACGAATGCGGTCCAGTGCGCCTACGGCCGCCGCGTACTCATCCTTGAGCGTGCCCGCGTTGGACTTGCGGATAAGATCGGACATGGTTGCGTTGATCGCGCTTTGATAGTTCCGCTGCACGATGCGTCGCCCCGGCCCCTCGTTGTTCATCCACAGCACGTACCGACCGTGCTGCAGCCCGTAGTAGGCGTCAAACTGGCCCGCCATATACGTGACCTCGGAGGAGATGCCCGTTGTCTTGCCCTTGTCGGGACGACCCGCGTACACGAGGAAGTCACCACCCCGCAGTGGACGCATTACCGTGTTCAAGCAATCGAGGCGGAAATGCAAGCCTCGGTCGTTCTTGTCATCCTGCAAGATCGAGTCGATATCTTCACTGACCCACGGCACACGTACTTTGCGGTTTGTATTCGCCTCAAATCGCTCTATCTCGTCGCGGAGCGCTACGTATAGATCAATCTCACCGCCCTCGTTGTACTGAGTGATAAGGTCTGTGACTCGGTTCGCGGTCTCTGCTGCAAGCATGCGCTCCATGATTCCGGACTCAAGCGAGGGATCGCAATCCTTGTTCAATACGTTCGCTAGAAGTGCGCTGTAAAGCCCTAGCTGCTCTGCCGTGAGGGTCGGATGTGCGAACGCCTTGAACCACAACATGAAAGGCTCATGTTCGATTCGGGCTGCATCAGGGAACTCTTGGAAAAATGTGCCGTAGTCGTTCAGGATGACAACGGACTTTGCTTCGAGTGCTGCGGCAGGTACTGCCTTTGCCAGTCTCTCATATCGCTCGCGGTACTTGAGGAGCTGGAGGAGCGTTACCTCAATGCTCAATCACCGTTCCCATAGTGTGCGTACAATTCTTCCCTCCTTGTCCGTGCGAGTAACTGCCACCACGTTTCCGTCCTTGTCGGACGTAACTGTTATCTCTTGCGCTTCCTTAAGCTGAACCTCAAGCGTGCGTATCTTCGCCTGCAATACAGCCTCCCGGCAGATGGCGTCTACCGCGTCTACACAATCCCCTTCAGCATCCGGCACCCTGTAGACACCGGCATCATGACGAGGCGTGCAGTCGAACCGCGCGTACACAAAAGACTTCGCCATTACCCGCGCCTCCAGCTTTCAGCGTCCATTCGATTTCCTCCCGCCCTAATAACTTCGGGTCTTTCTCCGATACCACGTTGCGCACGGTTACGCCGTAGGCTCGTAGTTGCTTAATAATCTTTGTCGCGTTGGTCTGCCCCGCCGCATCCGGGTCTAGCCATACCGTTACCGGCTTACCCGACGCTAGGATTCCGGTAGCAATGAAGTCCGTTATCTTCGTGCCGAGCAGACACCACGCGGCCACGTTGCCCCGCGTCGCAACCTTGTAGGCGGACAACAAGTCCTCCGTGAGCACGAGCAATGACCCGCTGCCGAACTTCGCAACGAGTCTGCGTTTGTCCACGTGAGGATTAAGGTACTTCTTTGGGTTCGTCTTATCGAGCGTCCGGGCCTGCCAATACACGACATGGCCCAGCTCGTCACGCACGGGAATAACTACCCGCTGCATGTATCGATTCCAGTAGATGCCTAGCCCTTCAATCTCCGCATTTGAAATGCCCGCTTTGTACAACCACACGCGGGCCTCAAGCGGCCACACTCGTGGGTCATGCTCTGCGGGAAGGGGTAAGGCAGGACTAGCGGTTACGGCCTCCTCTGCGGCCTTGATACGCTGTAGACGGGCCAGCTTCTCCGTAAGACTTTCGGCGGGTCGGGGAACCCAGCCCTTGTATGCACACCTATGGCAGTACGCGCCCCAGCCGTCCCGCTTGTGGTTAATGTGCAGGCAATCGCCGGGTCCGCAGTCGTGCGGTATCTTTCTACTGCCTCCCTCTGCGAGGGATTGGGCGTGCTGAAGCCAAGCATTCGATTCCAGCACGCGTTCTCCTTACTTGCCTCTAAGTGCCACTTGTCGCGCTAATTCATGGCGTTGCCAATTGCAACCCAGGCGGTCATACAGGGGCCAAAGATAATCACGCGGCTTTAACTTAAGCCGCCTGCACATCCGCAGCCCGAGAGAAACCGGGTCTGTCCGCAAGAGTTAGACGCTCAGCGTTGCGCCTGCTGCAGCCGCGTCCGCCAGGGCCTTGGCCGTAACGACCTGGGCGTCAAGTGCGGCGGCCTGGGCGACCGTGGTAGCTTCGATGTGCGCGGCACTGTGGTAGTCCGCGACACGGAACAGACGTGCTGCGCGTGCCTCTGCCCGCTCAACCATAGCCTCCAAGCTGGCTACGTGGAGATCAATGAGGAAGCTGTGAATGCGTGCGGCAAGGCTCGCGGAGACGCGCTTGAACGACACGAAGGCGGACAGGAGAGCAGCGGTAAGTTTCGACATGGTTTTCCTATGGGGAAGTTAGAAAGTGGTTGCGCTGCTTACTGAATCGAGGCCAGCGGATCGGCTGCGGCATCTTGTGCCGTGCTTTCCGGCGCGTCCGCTTCCTTCTCCGCGTCGCCCACCGACAGAATTGCGCTCGGATCGATCACAACGATTTGCGCATCGAAGCCCTCCCCGTACTGCACCTTGATACGCTTGCCCTTGTCGGTTTCCGCGATGCCCAGCACCACGCCGTCATATTCCTTCCGGTTCTCGGCGCGGCCAAACACAAAGCGCACCGGAGCATCCGCAGCAAGCGTTTCGAGGGCGCTACTCGCCTTCTCTGCGGCCTGCAGTTCGTTGAGCTTCGCCGTGTCGGCTGCAATGCGGGCTTGGAGTGCAGCGATTTGTTCAACGGTAGTCTTTGCCATGCGATGTAGTCCTAATAGAGTGAATGAAAGTTACTGCGGGTTTGATAGAACGGCTAGATGCAAGAGATTGCGAGAGGCGCGGTCAATCTGCGATGCGTAGCCACGTAGCAAATGTGGCCTCCGTCCACGATACGAGCAATGTTCGTGTCGTCGCCTGTCGTGCCCAGGTACTCGCCCAATCTCGGTGAGTCCGCCCGTGCCTGCTCATTGCACCCGGCCACACTGGCCGCCGATGCAATTACGATTGCTGCGAGGACGATCCCCGCCAGCTTCTTCAAACTCATACCCTGACGACCTCCCGGGTTACGGTTTGCTTGACCGTGAGCGACACGCAGGGCACCTTTTCATAGATCACGTAGGTAACACCACAGCTACCGTGATCTTTAACCCAAGTCTCCGCAGCGTCTCGACTCGGCAGGTTGTCGGGTGGGCAAACAGGGAAGCCCATAAAACTACCGGGACTGACGGAAATGCCGTACGGGTTCGGCGGCGGGACAGTGGCACGCACGTACTTGTTGACGCTTCTCGTGTGGCTTGGATACCTTTCCGAGAACTCCGCCAGCCGAATGTAGTATCGACCGTCGCCGCCGGAAATCCTGTCTACCGTATAGACCTCGCCCACCACGGGACCGTCCGAACCGTGCCACTCAGTATCCCCAAGGTTCTTAACCTTATCGCCTACCTTAAACGGATGGCTCACGCGGTCTCCTTCAGTTCGCGGGTAACGCTGTAAGTCGCGACATCGCGCACCTCTTGAATCGTGTACGTTGCGCCCACGTCGCCGTTTTCCTGCAGCCACTCCTTGGCCGCTGCTGCGTCCGCATGGTGAGTGGTGAACGTGAGTGCACCGGCTTGGATTCGGTAGTACGTGTTCGCGATGGGCGGAGCGGATTCGAAGATATCCGGGTTGCAGCCAAGGGTCTCGTCGGCGGATTCCCATGTCAGGATCGGCCAGCCGCGAAAGTCGAGCGACCGCACAACCATGCGCGCCGGGTCGAATCCAGCGCGTTCACACAAGTTCCGCAGCCGCTCACCGATTCCGCCCGCTGCCGGGATGAGAACATCACCCACCTTGAACTCGCGCTGCACAAGCTCGAAGCGCTCCGGGAACCAGTTCTCCTTACTCGGGTCCCCGTCGAACCTCACCCAAACAGTGGTATGACCCGGCTCGCTCGGATGCACCACGCTAGCCAGCTTACCTACCCTGTCGAAGCCCGCGTTCCCAGGCTCCAGCGCTTTCCCCGCAAACACACCATGAAACCGCAGACGATCCCCTACCTTAAATTGCTTGCTCATTTAGACTCCTGTTCGGATTTTGGATTGGGTTTGCTGCGTGATCCTGGCGCGATGTCGGGCATCTCGCACCTGTTCCATTCAAGCTGAAACGCGCGGATTTCCTTGGCTTCAGTGTTCATAAACGCAGCATTCGCGGCCGTTCCAAGTAACAAGCGGCGGCGGCTCTTTCGCATGGCGCAGTGCTGCCCAGCGGTCAATACGGTGGCCGTCAATCTGAATCGTCTGCGTTGCTGTGTGGAACGACACGGCTGCGCCTGCGAGGTGCGCCGCGTGGAGAATTGCTCGTTGGCTCATGGTCTGTTTCGGTTATGCAGGAAAGGCCGTGTGGTGCGCTGTCTAGATACTTCCGGGACAGACGCACCGCACGGTCCTCACCGTGCTTGCTATTAGCTGAGACGAGCCCGTGCGCCGAGAGAGAACGCGGCCACATGCTCCGCCGCGTGGCGTTTCATCGTGCGGAGAGCTTCGGAATGCGAGCGGAGAAACTGCCCTACCGTGTGCTTGCGGTTCAAGTCGAACTCGTGTTGTTGCTTTTGTGTCATTCGTAGTCCTATACGGTGTAGAAATGAAAAAGCCCGCACGATGGCGGGCCGGGAACTATCAGCGAACTACAGACGGATTTACAGATTTATCCGTCGCAGTCCTACATTTTTGAATGGTAAACGTGCACCTTCTACGGGATTCCCCGCGTGACTAACTTCTACTGCTCACTTAAGACCGTTGATGCTTGCCCAGCGAGTAAGCGGGTTTATACCCACGTACCAGCAACGTGCGGGACGATTGAACCAGGGCTTAGCCCCTGCTTCCCGTGCCGCCGTGAGAAAATACGTGATGCGGTCGGCACTGCTCAGCGAGGCGATGCGTCCCGCACCGGTAGGTACGGGTCCTCGGATCACTGTAACTGTGTGCCCCTTGATGACTTTTTGTACGCGACCCGGACTTATGCCAGGACTCGCATTGTTGTGTTGTGTGCTGCGCACTTCTCCTCCTAGGCGTCAATGGACCGGGCTCGATCCACTCACAACTAGGTAGGTATTCAGCGTAGCTGGGTTCCGCAGAGCCTAACCGGATGTGTATCAGCCGATGGGTACGGTACTACGTCACGACTCGAATAAGAGCCGGTAGGCTAGTCCACAAGGGAGACCTACTCACTAGATTGTTAGAGAACGATCCCGATACCTAGGACGCTATGCCTAGCGGGTAATACTTTGTTACTCGTCAGTGCACCTATCCGCCTGATTCTGCTAGAATCGCGGGCAACTCGATGAAGAAACCTAACCGACGAGACGAACTCTACTTACTCATAAGAGTAGAATCTACTCAAACATTTGTATTAATCTTACAAATTCGATAGTTTCGTGCTATAATTTAGTTAAATCAATGGTTTAGGGAGAAATCGAGATGGCTGTTACGGTAGTCACCAGCGGCAAGCGCGCACCTGCGGAGAACCCATCTACTGATGTGGTTAGGCGGATAGTTCACCCCACTGGCTCAGTGGAACGCTTGTATGCAGACGGGCATCAGGAACATGAGAGTAGTAGCGGTAACATCTTTAAGGTCCCTCCATCGCCTGAGAGCACCGCGCTGGCTCGAAAGCTATACATTGAGCGCGACGCGCGCTTAAAGGCGGCCCTCCAAGCGAAACAGGCGGAGGAAGCCGCATTGAAGGAAAAGGAGGGGTCGGAGTTTTTATTGTTCTTGACGCGCCTATTTGAGGCAACGAGCACTGAAAGCGCCTCCAGTCTGTACGCCTGGGCGGAGCCCCACGGCTTCAATAAGCAGACGCTCTACAACATGATTAGCCAGAACCGGGTTCCGGGACTGGAGATGCTGCGGCGCTTTAGTAGAGCTACCGCGCGCCCTATCGACTGGCTCCTAGGTGAAGACATTTTATCTCCGGCAACTCACGTCCTTTCCGGTGGCCCCGCAGTACCTGAAAACACACCCTGGGATGAATTCGTATTCATACCGAGATATGACGTTAAAGCGTCCGCTGGCTCGGGTCATTGGCACGATAACGGCGCCGAGGCCAAATTTACTGTGGCATTTCGTCGGCATTGGGTAGAAAACTACCTACACGCAAAGGAAGAAAGCCTATCTGTGGTACGTGTACATGGAGACTCCATGTCACCCACCCTGCAGGATGGCGATAACATCCTAATTAATCATACGTTGAACGCGCCGCAAGACGGCATCTACGTCATTAGAATGGACGGCCAGATTCTGGTAAAGCAGACGCAGATAATTGCGGGCAAAAAGTTGCGGGTCGTTAGTGCGAACCAACTATATGAAACCTTTACCATTGATCTCAACGCAGATAACCAAACCGATTTCGAGATAATCGGTCGGGTCGTATGGTTTGGACGTCAAATGTGATTAGCTATACGCTACTGCTCGGAGACTATGTACCCACGCTTCCGCCATTCAACAACCGCCATATAGTAATGAGAATAATTGGGCTGCGCGCCGCAAATTTCCCAAAGCTCCGCTCCCAGGGTTGTCAAGGCCACTTCACCCACGTCCAGTTCTGACCCAGAAGCGTCGCTAAGGTCTATTACTATCTCACGGTCAAAATAGTAAAATTTTTGAGGGCCACTAACTTCTAGGAGACTAAATCCCAAATCGTGCTGGTAGGTAATCAAGCCTAAGCTTTGTAGTTGCAAAATGCTAGAACCGTTAATGACATCTTTTAAGCTAGTCGTCTCGTTGAGCCGGCGCACTACCGCTAACGGAGAGTCTTCCCTTTGCCACACGTACGCGCCGAGTGCTGTGAATAGTTCCGCTTCGCTTTGACTAAGGCCGGAAAGGAAGTTCAACGTTCGCTTTGAGAATTTACCAGGACTTGTGGATTCCGCAGCCAGTATTTTTGCCCAAAGCGAACGCATCTGAGTATCTGACACCGTATCACACTGCTTAAACATGTAAGCCACCCAGTCTTCATTCAACTCCTCCACCTGCGCATTTTCAGGTAGAAACTCGATAGCCTCGGAAACAATTGACTCAATATTCTCCTGTTTCCGAACCTCTTGACTTACGAGTCGCTGTAAAGCCCGCTGTTCTAATTCCCCCAATTCGAGCTTGGCAATTGCCTTTATTTTATTCACATCGGCTTGTGCTCGTGCCTTTCGCCTGAGATGCGTAGGCTCATATAGTAGTCCGATCGCACCCGCCACCTTTTGTATCAAGACCGTAGCAGGCTTGGAAAACTTCCCCAGATCCATTTTTATTATTGCATTACCGTCGCCCATCACTTTTATCCGGTTAGAGTTGCAGTTGGTCCCACGCGTGCATCCTAATTTTCACCCAAACGACACTTGATTGCTATACCCCCGGGGAGCCCCGCATGACAAGGCCCGTCGCCGCTAGTTTCACTATATGAAAAGCCCCTGAGCAATGGAGAGGAGAACCTTTTCCCGCGCGGTAGAGTGGCCCGATGCACTCCCCGGCAGGTAGTGGCCTGCCCTTTTATATCAAGATTATCTCCTGCTGTTCCCGGTAGTTCTATCCGAGGAGCGAAGCGACGAGGAGATTAGCTTACCCAATATTCCAAGGATTATAGATAGGCCATAATCCCATCATACACGCTCGTCTTGTCGGTAAGGCAGGACTAGAGCAGCGGAAGCATATTAGGCTTAGAGATAAATACACTTGCCAACACTGCAAACGTGCTACTCGTATTGGTGAAGTAGACCATATTACAGCACTAGAGAATGGTGGCTCTAATGATGATAGTAATCTACAGCTACTATGTATTCCATGCCATAAGCTGAAAACTGCAAAGGATAGAGGATACGTACTCAAGTCTGGTAGCTCAGTAGATGGACTACCTATCGATAGTCATCACCATTGGAATCAGTCAGTAGCAGCGTTACAGTGAATGTCTCAGTGATTACTACAGTGAGGTTATCCCGTGGTTAGTCAGTGGTTGTCATTCGAAGAATGTAGTTACAGTAGTCTACAGTGAGTCAGAGTGTAGGCTATCAACAATCCGGCCTGATAGCGTAGAAATGCACACGGTTGGTGCATGATAGGTACAACCTAACGTGTAACATCATTGATAGCTCATAGCATAGACCTATAAGACGGGGGTATGCATGGATTTCGGCTATCGACAGCGGGACACCGACTGGTCCACCCTGAAATAACGCTAACTGCAAATTTTCCGTCCGGAATTCTCCTAACCTTCCGTATAGCCTCTGGATCGCTCCAGAATCGTCCGGAACGGTCTGTATCAGCCGAAACAACACCTCCCCGCTGTCCACACACTCAAGCCCACCACGGGCCTGTAATTGAGCCTTTACGAATGTCTACCAGCTATTGGTAAGGGCTTCTCGTAGTTACCCCGTACAGCTAACGCGCTTGCGGTCATTCGCACTATTAGCAAGCCCTCGCGCGATCACGCGCGCATAGCCCAATATAAGGAGTCCCTATAGCTAAGACCCGTTCGGACTCGGTTACTACCGCTGTCCTCTCAGCGCAAGCGGCCTCACTCGGCCCGATCAAACCTCCGGCCCATATCCGGTTACGCGATGTTGATATTCCGTATTGGAACAGCATTGTGCAGGCCAGAGCCGCCAGTACGTGGACCGACATCGATCTAGCCCACGCCGCAAACCTTGCTCACTGTCAAGCCGACATTGGTCGCATTCAAGAGGAGCTTGAGGACGAGCCGGATATTGTCACCAACGCCAAGGGTACTCAGGTTGTTAATCCCAAGCATGCGCTACTCAACACCCTTAGCGTTAGGTCTATGGCCCTCTCTGCCAAACTGCATGTACACGCGGCGGCAACGGTAGGCCGCAGCCAGGACGCGGGTAAAAAGCTAGCGACTGAGCAAGCGGCGCGGAGCGGCCTGCCGGATGATGACGAATTAATCCCGCGCCTCCGGGCGGTATGACCCGAGGCGAAAAGGTAATTGCGTTCTGCGAGCGGTACTGCAAGGTCCCCGAGGGTGCGCTAGTCGGTCTACCTCTCAAGTTTGAGGAATTTCAGCGAAAGTTCATCCTTGATGTGTATGACAACCCGCACGGCACCAAGAACGGGTATCTGAGCATCGCTCGCAAGAACGGCAAGAGCGCGGTAATCGCAGCCCTGCTCCTGGCCCACTTGGTAGGTCCTGAGGCGAAGCTGAATAGTCAGATTGTCTCCGGTGCTATGTCCCGCGAGCAGGCAGCAATCATCCACGCCTTAGCGTCCAAGATGGTCGCGTTGTCTCCGGAGCTATCGGCAATCGTCCGTATTGTTCCATCGGGCAAGCGATTGTACGGCCTCCCTCTGAACGTAGAGTACAAAGCCTTATCGGCTGAGGCAAAGACGACTCACGGGCTAAGCCCAATCCTCGCGATCATAGACGAGGCTGGACAGATTCGAGGCCCGCAGAGCGACTTTATCGATGCAATCACCACGGCCCAAGGCGCGCACGAGAACCCGCTAATCATCGTCGTAAGTACGCAGGCCGCCTCCGATGCGGATTTGCTCTCCATTTGGATTGACGATGCGCTTACGAGTAACGATCCGCACACAGTAGTCCATCTCTACGCTGCGAAGCCTGACGCGGAGCTTATGGACCGCCAAGCGTGGCGAGATGCCAATCCGGCTCTCGCCATCTTCCGGTCTGAAGCGGACGTGCTCAACCAAGCACAGAAAGCCGTTCGGATGCCGACAAGCGAGAACACGTTCCGCAACCTGATCCTAAATCAGCGCGTCTCCACCGTGTCTCCCTTCATAAGCCGGGACGTGTGGAAATCCTGCGGAGCTGCGGCACTGCCTTTCGACAAGGACACGCAGGTATTCGGTGGCCTGGACCTCTCGGCCCGCACCGACTTGACCTCGCTGCAGCTTATCGGCCGCATTAAGGGCATATGGCAAGTTGCCTCCTTCTTCTGGACACCGGAGGACGGCTTGGCGGATCGGGCCAGGACAGACCGCGCGCCGTATGACGTGTGGGTTAAGCAGGGGTTCCTACGCACCACTCCGGGCCGCACCGTGGACTACGAGTATGTAGCTCGCGACATCGCGGAGATTTGCTCCGGCCTAAATCTGCATTCCATCGCGTATGACCGCTGGCGTATTGACCTCCTCAAAAAGGAGTTCTCGGACCTCGGCATAGACGCGGACAAATCCACCAAGGACGGCGGCGCACTACCGCTCGTTCCGCATGGGCAGGGCTACAAGGACTTTAGCCCCGCGATGGATGCAATCGAGGAAGCATTGCTTAACGCACGCCTCTCTCACGGGATGCACCCGGTACTCACGATGTGTGCGGCCAATGCAGTGGTGCTCAAGGACCCAGCAGGAAACCGCAAGCTCGACAAGAAAAAGGCAACAGGACGCATAGATGGTCTCGTGGCGCTAACTATGGCATTTGGGGCTACGGTCCTCGCCGCTGGCGATGTTGAGCCCGAGCGCACATATCAATTCTTCGCACTGTGAGGCACAGATAAACAAAAAGCTATTTTCCGCGATTCTCATTAAGTCTGTGAATGAGGATTCGCGAGAATTCGAGGGCATTGCATCCACACCTACCCCGGATCGCGTCAAAGACATCGTGGAGCCAAAGGGCCTCACGTTCCAGAAGGAAACCCCGCTTCTCCTCAACCATAAGTCGGACCAGCCTGTAGGCACCGTCTCATTCGGGACGCCCACCGCTAAGGGGCTCCCGTTCAAGGCAAAGATTGCCAAGGTAGACGAGGAAGGCGCCGTTAAAGACCGGACGGACGAGGCATGGCACAGCGTAAAGACTGGTCTTATCAAAGGCGTCAGCATCGGCTTTACCCCGAGCGAGTACAGCTACAAGGATGACGGAGGTGTGCACTTCACGAAAGCGGATGTGCATGAACTGTCGCTTACGGCGGTTCCCTGTAACCCCGAAGCAATGATTACGGCTTTCAAGAGCCTTCAAGAGCCTACGGATACATCCGTGTCCGAAGTGACGCCAACGGCGACGCCCGCAGGCGAACCAGCGAACCCGGAAGGGGCGCAAAACAAAGAAGTAAAGACACCCCGCACGGTCGCAATCGACCTCTCTTTTCGCCGTTACCACTAAGGATTACTTAATGAACATTTCACAGAAAATCAAGCAACTTCAGGCACGCCTCGCACAAGCCGAAACCGCGCGTAACGAGCTGGTCTCTAAGTCGGTCGCGGAAGACCGCGCGCTTACTGAGGATGAGGTGACGCAGTACAACGACTTCGGCGCGGAGCTGGATGCGGGCGCTAAGGAACTTGAACGTCTCCAAACCGTGGAGAAGTCGATTGCCGCGCAGGCTGTTGCAGTCCCCAAGACGGAAGCTGCAGTCAAGGTTCCGGGCGCGCACGTAGAAGTTAAGAGCAACGCGCCCAAGGGAAGTACTTTTACGCGCTTCGCCATGTTGCAGGTAAAGGCACAAGGCAATCTGGCGCTTGTTAAAGACCTCGCTGCAGTCCACTACAAGGACGACGACAAGCTGAACTCGTTCGTTAAGGCTGCTGTGTCGGCTGGTAATTCGAATGTTTCAGCGTGGGCGGGTGCGCTTATCTATCCGCAGGACTATATGGCGGACTTTATTGAGCTTCTGTATCCGCAAACGGTCCTGGGTCGCCTGACGCTCCGCAAGGTTCCGTTTAACGTGACCATCGCGGGTCAGACAGGCGGCACGTCCGTTAGCTGGGTTGGCGAAGCTAATCCGGCTCCGGTTACGTCTGCGGCGTTCAATCGTATCAATCTGGGTCACACCAAGATTGCGGCTATCTCGGTCCTCTCGGACGAGCTTATCCGTTTCTCGGACCCGGCAGCCGAAGCCCTGGTACAGGCGGACCTCCTCAAGGCCGCATCCAAGGGTCTGGATTTGACTTTCCTCGGCACAGGCGCAGCAGTCGCTAGCGTTTCGCCCGCTGGCCTGTTGAATGGTATCGCGGCTGTTCCGGCATCCGGTACGAGTCCGCTTAACCTGATTGCGGACGTGCAGGCTGTCCTCGCTCCGTTCATCGCGGCTAACTACGATATGACCTCGGCGGTGTTCGTTATGTCGCCCGCCCTGGCCTTGGCTATCGGCTCGCTGCGTAACGCGCTCGGTGGTAAGTACTTCCCTAATCTGGGTATGCAAGGCGGCGTGTTGGAAGGCGTGAATGTCATCACGTCGAATAACTGCCCCGCTGGTCAAATCGTGCTTCTGATTCAGGATGAAATTTATCTGTCGGAGGATGCAGCCCCGCAAATCGATATCAGCCGCGAGGCATCGATTGTTATGGATACGGCACCGGGTAGCGCTAGCTCGGCACCCGTGAGCATGTTCCAGAACGGCATGGCCGCCGTAAAAATCGTGCAAATGATTAACTGGCAGAACCGCCGCACTTTGGCCGCTGGAGTAATCACCGGCGCGGCGTACGTGTCGGATATGGTTACCACTTCGTAATTAAGCCCTCTTAGCCCTGCATAAAGCGGGGCTATCCTTTAGGGTCGCTAACCAAGGAATATATGTCGTGTATAAAAGTTCGCGCCCTAAAGGATATCAACCTTAGTCCGCCTGTTCGCACGGGTGACGTTTTCTATCTACCCGCATCAGACGCCTTGACGTTGCGGCTGCTCGGTCGTGTCGCGTTTGTGCGTCCCGGTCGTCCAAAGAGCAAAGGAGGCTAACGATTGGGTATATTCACATGGGTAGGTAAAGCCGTAAAGAAGCGCCCGAAGGGTGCAGACGGAGCGGTAGCAATCGGAGCGTCTGCAGCGTCAGGATTTATTCGTGAGCCCTTCACGGGCGCATGGCAAAAGAATCAGTCGCTCACTACGCGCGACGGGATGCTAGCTAGCTCCGCCGTGTTCGCCTGTGTTGACCTTATTTCCTCGGACGTAGCGAAGCTCCGTATTAAGTACGTGAAGCTCCTCAAGGGTGTATGGCAAGAAGCCAGCGCACCGCGCTACACGAGCGTTCTACGCAAGCCTAACCACTACCAGACGCGTGCACAGTTCATCAAGGCATGGGTAAGTAGCAAGCTTACGCACGGCAACACGTATGTTCTCCTTGGTCGTAACAGCCTCGGCGCCGTCGTCTCTATGGACGTTCTTAACCCGCGCTGGGTCGTGCCTCTCGTTGCTCCAGACGGCTCCGTTTTCTATCAAGTCACTATGTCCCCGCTCCAGGTGACACCCCTGGAGACTGTGGTAGTTCCCGCGCGAGACATCATCCACGACCGGGGCATTACATCATGGCATCCGCTCATTGGGATGACGCCTATTGCGGCCTGTGCTGCGAGCGCAACGCTCGGAAACAGCATCACGACCAACTCGGCCGCTTTCTTCTCGAATGCCGCCCGCCCGTCTGGTTTCCTCAGTGCTCCGAGTGCTATCGGCAATGAGACGGCAGCACGCCTCAAGCAAACGCTAGACGAGAACTACAGCGGCACAGGCGCGGGTAAAACGATGGTCGGCGGGGACGGTCTTACCTACCAGCCCATGACAATGAGCGGCGTAGACGCGCAGACCGTCGAACAGCTCAATTGGTCCACCGCAGACGTAGCCCGTTGCTTCCATGTACCGCTGCACAAGATCGGCGCGGATACGGGTAGCCGTTCCGTTACCAGCTCGTCAATCTACGAGGCTATGTACTACTCGGACTGCCTACAGGCGTATCTGGAGGCTATCGAGCTGCTGCTAGATGACAGTTTCGACGTAGCGGACGGTGCTGGGTTTGAGTTCGACACCACGGGCCTTATGCGTATGGACGAAGCCGCTCGCCATGCAGCGAACGCGCAGGCTGTGGGCTCTGGAGTCATGGCACCTAACGAGGCGCGTGCAACGATCGGTTTGCCTCCCGTAGATGGCGGTGATACCCCGTATCTGCAAGCTCAATGGGTTCCCCTCTCGATGCTGGCGAAGCGGCAGGCCACGGCCACCACTACACCGGCAGGCGAAAACCTCACGTCTCCCGATCCTGCTACTTCTACAGCGGACGCTGCGGGTTCCGCTGACTCACCAACACAATCCGAGGGCACCGACAACGGCGATGAGTGACCTAATCACGCTGGACCAAGCCAAAGCCCAGCTCCGCATTGACGATACCGAGTCAGATACCGAGCTGGGTGAGATGGTCACGGCTGCGAGCGCGCTTGTTATCGGCTACCTCAAGACGGGGACCGCAGCGGCCTACACGGTAGATACCGTTCCGCCGCACGTCCAGACAGCGGTAAAGCTTGTACTCGCATCCTTGTACGCGGACCGCGAGGGCTCTACAGACCCTATCGGCGTAGCCGTGCAATCGATCCTCGCCCGCGACCGTGACCCGGCCCTAGCTTGACACGACCCGGAAACGCCTCAGGCGGCCTCAAGGCAGGCACGCTCGCCACGCGGGTATCCCTACAGCGCAAGTCATCCGGAAAGGACCCTCTGGGCCAGCCTCTCGATACGTGGACCGAGTACGCGCGGGTATGGGGAGACATCCTCCAGCTCTCCGGCAAAGAGACCGTATCAAGTGGCACGCAGGTAGACACCGCCAGCGCAAGTATCCGAATCCGCTACCGCACTGACGTAACAAACGGAGACCGCGCTGTAGCACGGGGCATCGTTTTCAACATCGCCTCGGTTATCCCTAACGCTAAGTCCCGTGAGTACGCAGACTTGGCCTGCACACAGAACGCTAACAATGGCTAAAGATAATATTCGCGTGAACCTCGTATGCGACACGAAAAAGCTTGTGGATGCGCTCCGTACCTGTATCGACCTTCCCGAGTACATCACGGAAGTAACGGTGTCGGCGGGTATTGACAAGGTGACTACGATTACCTGTACGTTCCTGCCTACCGCCAAGAATGACGGCTGAGGCCATCGTCTATGCAGCGCTCGAAACGCTCGCCAACGGTCAAGTATTCCCCGATGTTGCCCCGGCAAAAACGCCAGCCCCTTGGATTACCTACCAAGCTGTAGGCGGCCAAGCATTCAACACCGTGGACGGCGAGACGCCCGCGCTCCGCAATGCCCGAATGCAAATCTCTGTGTACGCGACTACGCGCCTTGGCGCAGCTCTCATCATGGAGCAGGCATTCCAGGCCCTCGTAAATCCGGCTGTTAAAGCAGTCCCCATCGGCGGCCCCGTCAGTGGTTTTGAGAAGGACACCCTTCTCTATGCCTCGACCCTCGATTTTTCGATTACATACTAAGGAATACGAATGAGTTCAACAGCAGTCTCCGCACAAGGTACTAAGATCGAGCTGGACACGGGCGTATCGGGCACGCCAACTTTTACCCCCGTTGTCAACGTCACAGACATCAGCGGCTTTGACGGCAAGGCAGCGGAAATCGATGTTACCGATTTGCTATCCGCAGCCAAGGAGCGTGTGCTTGGCCTCCAAGATTGGGGCAGCGTCACCCTTACCACGAACATTAACCTCAAAGAGCCGAGCCATAGCGCCCTGCTCGCGGCTAAGAAGGCATCTACGGAACGCTCGTTTAAGATGACCCTCTCGGACGGTACGGTTATCGCGTTCTCGGCGTTCGTTGCCTCGTTCCCGATTGCAGCCAAGGTAGACGGTGTGTATAGCGGCGCTATCAGCTTGACGATTACCGGCGACATCGAAATTACCGTAGGTACGTGATAGACCACGTAGAGGAAATAGTGCGTCTCGCAATGGAGGAAGTCCAGCGTAACGCCGTACCTGTCATTAACGCCCTGCTGCGCGAAGCGCGGGGCGAGCCAGTCAAGCTATGCAGCCTCGATGAGGGTTGTGAATCGTGCCAATAGGAATCTAATGAATAAAGAGCAAATTTTTGCGGCCCTTGCAGCCGAGGTGCGCGAGCTTGAAGTTAAAGCGCTGGGTGCGGTAGTCCGCTTTCAGAAGTTCTCCGGTAAAGCGCGGGACGAGTTCTTTGCTGCAGTCCGCGACGGCGACAAGTCCACGAGCAATTTTGAGGCGTCCATCGTCGCGGCTACCGTGGTCGATGAAACCGGCGCTCCCGTGTTTTCACGTGAAGACTTGGACGGCCTGCGGGCTATCAATGCGGACGCGTTGACCGAGCTAGCTATGCACTCACTCTCCGTCAACAAGATCGGCGGAGACGCGGAGGCGGCAGCAGCAAAAAACTAAGGGCCAGCCCGGAACGCATGCTCTGGTTCCGGCTGGCTTTAAAAATGGGCCGTACTGTTGACGAGCTGCAGCGTTCAATGACAAGCGCGGAGTTTGGGGAGTGGATCGCGTTCTATTCTATCGAGCCATTCGGAGACCACATTGCCGACATCCGCGCAGGAACCATCGCTGCATCGGTCATCAATCCGCAGCTCAAGAAAGACTCAACCCCCTACAAGCCTCTGGATTTCTTCCAATGGGCCGACCCACCGGAACAACCCTCTGTAGCTCCTCCTCCGGAGGCCGTTGCCGCTGGTGTGTTCGGTGTCAACCTCGCGGAGCTAAAGGCTAGTGGCAAAAAGAAACTCATTCTCCGTAGAAAACCCTGAGGCGCTGACCGATGTACTGCGTAACGCGGCCGTGGCTACCTCCGAGTCCGCGTTACGTCAGGGTGCGCTCGCGGGCGCACGGATTTTCTACGATGAAATACTGATGCGCGCGTGGCCACATTTCCGAACGGGGAATCTACAAGAGTCGTTGCTTATTGTGTACGTCCCGGAGGACTCCGTGACGGGCGCTCTTGCTACCTACTCGGTCACGTTCAATCAAAAGGCTTGGTACGCGCGACTGCTTGAGTACGGCACCTCAAAGATGGCCGCCAAGCCCTTTATCCGGCCTGCGTTCGAAGCAAAGAAGGGGCAAGCCGCGATAGCGGTCATTAATCAAATTCAGGAGGTTGTGAGCAGTGGCAGCTAATCAAACATCGGTAAAGGTCACTGCAGACGCCTCCGGCTACACAGCCGAGTTAGACCGTGCGGCAAAGTCGGCCGCCGCATTCGGCGCAGCACAAGACGCGGCAAGCCGCCGCGTACAAGCGGCACAGGCAGCTATCGCGGAAGCTGCAGATAACGGCTCGACGGCCAGCGCAAAGGCAATTAATAATTTCGTCTCGCAGCTCTCACGACAGGCTGACGCTGCGGGCAAGACGCAAGCGCAAATGATGCAGCTCAAGGCCGCGCAGCTCGGCGTAGCGGATTCGGTCTCCGAGTACATCAGCCAGATTGAATCCGCAGCAGAGCATACCGAACACCTTAGCTTTGCGTCATCAGGCGCACGCCGCGAACTGCTTGTACTGGCGCATGAGGCATCACAGGGCAATTGGTCCCGCTTTGGCGGTTCGCTCATGGTGCTCGGTGAGCGAATCGATGCGATGGCTCTGCTACTCAGTCCCTTGGGCCTTGCGTTTGCTGCGACGGCGGGCACGGCCGCACTGTTTTTCAAGATGGTGCACGATGGGTACGCGGAGATTGACGCTTTCAATAAGGCGATCAACGCAACAGGCGGATTTATCGGTCTGTCTGCCGCGCAGATGGCGGAGATGTCGAACGGGCTGCAGACCGGCAGCATGAGCCTCAAGACGGTACGCGATGCGATGGCGCAAGTCGCGGCCACGGGTGCATTCACAGCCGATAACCTTGGCCTAGCCACGCAAGCCGCTGTAGCAATGGCGAGCGATATCGGCATCGGCACAGATAAAGCCGCCGAATCGCTGGCGAAGATTCAAGATAACGTCTTGAGCTGGGTTGACTCGTATCAGCGCGCGCACCACACGTTTAGCGCTGCCCAGGTAGAAGAGATAGATAACTTCGTAAAGCTGGGCGATACGGCGGGCGCTACCAACGCGATTATGCGAGACCTCGCGAATTCGCACGCCGCTATCGAAGCAGACGCAAATGCGCACATGGGTGCGGTGCTCGATTGGTGGAACCAGCTTAAGTACTCGGTTACTACCGTACGCAACGCGATTTCGAACATCGGCGTACCTGACAGCATCGATAAGCAAGTGGGAGACCAGTTTGCGAAAGTTGAGGCTGCGCAAAAGGCACTTGCAGCGATTCAGGGCGGCTCCTCTTTCAGCGTGGATGCGGCCAAGCAACAGCTCGCCGTCGAAATGCAAAAGCTCGATGTGTTGCGCCAACAGCAAACCGTGGTCAACTCCGCCCAGCGTGCACGCGAGGCAAGTGCAAAGAGTGGGGATGCAAAGGTAGCCGTCGATAGCTACCTCCGAGACGACAAGTACGCTACTCCGTCCGAGAAGCGCGGTAACGAGCTGGACGCGGAGAACACCGCATTCACCAAGGCTACTAAGGACCTTTCGCAGACATCGGCCGACTATCAAGCGGCGCTGAAGAAGCACTACGCAGCGGTCCAGCAGATAAACGACGAGTACGCGAAGAAGACTAAGCCAAAAAACAACTCGCAGGCGTTCAATGGTCGTCTCACATCGATGGTCGCGGCTAACCAGCTCATCGAAGCTGAGGAGAAGCGAAGCGCTACGGCTCTGAAGGCTCAACGCGACGCGGGCTATATTGACAACACGACTTACCTGCAGCGTCTCCACGACTTGCAGGCAACGGCGATTGACCAAGAGATTGCGAACGCGCAGAAGCGTGTAGATATCGCGGCGGCCAAGCCGGAGTCCTCGGCGTATCAGGAAGCCCTAAAGACCCTGCAGGACTTGACCTCGCAGCGCAAGGCCGTAGATCAGGAACTCACGCTAGCTCTGCAGAAGTCGGCGCAGGTACGCGCGGGCAACGTACAGAAGTACTCGGAGCAAGAAGCCTCAGTATTGGGCAAGCAGACAGACAGCTACAGCACCACGTACAAAACTCGATTCCTTAGCACGGACCAGAAGGCGGATTACGACGCGCGGCTTAAGGTTGTACAGGATTACCAGACGCAACTTGCCGCACTGAAGGAGAAGTACTCCGGGCCTGCTGCCGATCAGCTTGAGTATCAGCAGGAGAAAGCTGTAGCTGCTCAAGCGTACGAGGACCAGCGCGCCGCGCTTGAGGCGCACTTGCAGCAAGAGCAGCAGCTAAGAGAGAGCTATTCGGAGCAGTTTCAAAAGGCCGCGCTAGCGGTTGTAGGGTCCGCACAGACAAATGCACAGACCGCAGCCGCCGCGTTTCAAGCGTCTTTCAACGACATGAACAATGCGCTTGAGTCGTTCGTGACTACCGGCAAGTTCAGTTTCAGCTCATTCGCTACATCTGTCTTGGACGACCTAGCCAAGATCGCGCTCAAGGCTGCGGAGAGTCAGATTTTTAACGCCTTGTTCAATACAGACTCAACGGGCTTTAGTACAGGCGGTTCGGTGGGCCACTACGCTACAGGCGGCTCTATCACAGGAGCGGGTACGGGGACGAGTGACAGCATCCCCGCCATGCTTTCAAACGGCGAGTACGTCATCCGCGCGTCTCAGGCTAACAAGTACCGTAGTCTGCTAGACAGCATTAATAATGGTCGTGCTGCGCACTTCGCAACAGGCGGCGTAGTCGGGTCGGTCGGCACGCAGACAGTAGGCCCAAGCGTATCGGGCGGTTCGCCTATTCACCTCAGCCTTTCCGGAGGCGGAGGCGGCCTGACACCCCAGGACCTCGTAGCACTAGCCCCGCAGTTCCAATCGATGATTGACAAGCGCATGTCTCAGAAGATGGGCGGCCAAGGGGGCTACGCGGACATGATTAGGCGCAACAGAATCTAACTCTCCGGGAGGGGCACTGACAACACCTGTATTTACCTGGGCGCCCACGCCCGGAGTAGTTGGGACTACTTCATATAAAACGAGAACCGCGCAATTCAATGATGGTTACTCGCAAGCTGTAGCGGACGGGATCAACAACGTATCCGACTCCTGGCCGCTCACTTTCACAAAGCCGTCTGCCGTCATCGCCGCTATCAAGGCTTTCCTTGACGCTACGGGTGGATGGCAGTCGTTCCTATGGACGCCCCCGCTTCGTGCTCAAGGGCTGTTCCGCTGCCCTGTTAGCTCCGCCATTACTCCGGTAGACGGCGACGCCTACACGCTGACAGCTACTTTCATAGAGGTATTCAATCCTTGACAGCCCTTAGCACTATCGCCTTTGGTGCCGCCTCTGACGGTAGCCAGGGCGATACTGTCCGTACGGCCTTTACCAAGGTCAACGCGAACACTACAGTTCTCGGCACACAGGCCGCCCTAACATCCGCGACCGCCGTTACGGTAGCCTCGGCTCTCACGCCCGCTCAAGTCGGTCGCCGGGTCAGCATCAGCTTGGCCGCTGCAGGCGTTATTCAGCTTCCGCAAGCGTCCCTATGCACGGCGGACAGCATCATTCATCTGCGTAACACTGGCGCAACGGTAGTGACGCTGGCCGGAGCCACGGGCGCGGGTGATACCGTAGCGCTGTCCAAGCTCAATCCGGGTGAGTCCGCAATTTTCGATACGGACGGTGTGCATACGTGGTCGGTGCTAGTGCGGGGCCGTGCGAACTCGGATAACGAGTCTGTCATCGGTACATTGACAGTGGGTGGTAGTGTGGTCGCGGCGGGGAATGGCAGCCTTGGTTTCCTTGGAGGCGCTTTTTCGTTCGCCGCTAACACATTTATCAATGCGTCTAGCGCAGCGCTAATCGCCAATGACACCAGTGGATCTAACACCAGCAATGTTATTTTCCAATCGAACGGCGTGACGCTATGGAATATCCAAAAAACCGGGGCGAACGCCCTCGTTATTCAGCGATCCGTAGCAGGCGCGATTGTCGATAACCCCATTTCAATTGCCACGGCGACCGGGATTACTTCTTTCTCGCAACGCCCCGTATTCGCCGGCAACACCCCCTACGATAGTGGGAACTTAAATTTTGCTACCCCTCCGGCAATTGGTGGTACGACTCCCGCATCCGGAAAGTTCACGACGCTTCAGGCTACGGGCACTATCACGCCGTCTAGCACGGCGGGGATCGTCGGCACAACCACGAACAACAATGCCAATGCGGGGAGCGTTGGCGAATATGTTTCCTCGACCTCGGGAGCAGTGGCGCTAACGACAGCAACGAACATTAACGCTACTAGTATTGTCTTGTCCGCCGGAGATTGGGAAGTTAGTGGCTCATGCGCGTTCGCGGGCACCTCCGTAAATATTTCCCAGGCGGTCGCAGGTGCGAGCAGCGTGTCAGCGACTCTACCGGCTCTGCCGCTCTATGCCGCAGCAGTAACAAATGGCGCGTCTCTAATTGAGTATCCTATTTTCGCTATACCTCCCCAGCGCTTCCTCGTGAGCGGCCCGACGACCATCTACGGGGTCGCTGCCGCAAACTTTAGCACGGGCGCTGGCACTGTCACGGCCACTTTCAACCTGCGCGCGCGGCGGGTTCGATAAGGAGATCGGATTAAAATGGAGAACATTAACTGAGCATCGCTGCTGATATTCAGCAGCTTGAGCCGGGAAAACTGATTGAGCTTTACGAACTGGACGCTAGCGCATTTGGTGGAGACGTACTCCGCTTTCATGCGCACCTCCAGTCCGGCCCGATCACTTGGCAAGGTAATGCTTATACCCCGTGGCCTGTAACGGCTGCGGGATTCGAACGAACGGGCGACGCTAGCCAGCCCTCGCCTACTATCACAGTCGGTAACGTAGACGGCTCTATCTCCGCACTGTGTATCGCCCTGGGCGATCTTGTAGGTGCAAAGGTAAAGCGGCACCGGACCCTATCGAAGTATCTCGACGGTCAGCCTGAGGCTGACCCAGACGAGGAGATGCCGGTAGAGCTTTGGGTTATTCAGCAAAAGACCGGCGAGGATAATCTCCAAGTCGAATTCACGCTGTCCTCAATCCTCGACTTCGCAGGTAGGCAGCTCCCCTCACGGCAGGTAGTCGCAACGCTGTGTCAGTTCGAATATCGCGGCATTGAATGTGCGTGGACTGGCGTTGCGTTCTACGACAAGAACAATCTCCCCACCTCCGACCCATCGCAGGACGCCTGCAGCAAGCGGCTATCCGGCTGTAAATGCAGGTTCGGTGCGAATTCACCTCTCAGCTTTGGCGGGTTCCCCTCTGCTGGTCTCACGGGCTCTTTATGATCGACTCAAATCTTAGGAGTGCCATCTCCGAGCATGCACTCTCGGTTTATCCGGCCGAGTGCTGCGGGCTTGTCGTGGCTGGGCAGTACATCCCCTGCAGGAACATCGCGCAGCCCGCCACGGAGGCGTTTTCCATTGCTCCTGAGGATTATGCGAACGCGGAGGAGCTTGGGGACATTCAAGCCATCGTCCATTCGCATCCGGGCGACCACGCACGGCCCAGCGAGGCCGATCTAACCGTGTGCGAGGCGGCTGGTGTACCGCTGTGGGTAATCGTGAGTCTCGGTGCACAAGCCGATGGCTCCGTTGCTATCGAGGACTGGTGCGAGTTCGGTCCCACCGGCTATGAGGCTCCGCTCATCGGCTGCGAGTTCAGCCACGGTACGAACGATTGTTACGGGCTAATCCGGCGCTACTACCGTGCGGCTTACGGGGTTGTGCTGCGTGATTTCGACCGCTCCGGGCATTGGTGGAATGACGGGCATAGCAGCCTGTACGTGGACGGCTACGAGGCGGCAGGATTCACCGCGCTTCGACTCGATACCGAACCGCAACCCGGCGACGTGCTGCTTATGAAAATCCGCAGCCGCAATAACGTCCCGAATCATGCCGCCGTCTACCTCGGCGCGGATATGATTTTGCATCACCCGTGGAATGCACCCTCGCGGCGTGATTCCCTTCCCCGCTATCGCGATCACGTCACACACATCCTGCGCTACAAGGAGGAACTATCACAGACACAGTTCGATGTATCCGCCTCTACGGCGCACTAGGAAACAAATTTGGCCGCGTGCATAGGTTTGTAGTGCGGTCTCCAAAGGATGCGCTGCGCGCCCTTATCGCGATGGTTCCCGGCTTCGAGCGGGAGCTAATGACAAGCAAAGACCGAGGCGTGCGGTACGCGGTGTTTGTCGGTAAGCGGAACCTCGCACAGACCGAACTCGAATACCCCAGCGGCCAAGATGATATCCGTATCGCTCCGGTTGTCACCGGCCGCAAAGCTGGTCTGTGGATGACGATTGCAGGCGTAGCCCTGGCAGCAGTCGGGGCTGTCTCTATGTACTTCGGCAATCCCTACGGCGGTCAAATGATGCTCATGGGCGCCTCTATGGCGTTCGGTGGAATCTCACAGATGATCTCGGCCAATGCCACAGCATCCAACGGTAGCGGCAACACGACTCAATCTTACTACTTCAGTGGTGCTGAGAATACGACGACACAGGGCGGACCTGTACCGCTGCTGTACGGCGAGATGGTTGTTGGCAGCACGGTCATTTCATCAGGAATTCAAGCCACGGACACTTAATGCGGAGAGCAGTAACGGGTAGTAAGGGCGGGTCTACGACTACGCCAACGGAAGCGCCGGATAGTCTTATCAGTACAGCATCGGCACAAATTCTAGACCTGATTTCGGAAGGTCCTATATTTGGGCCCGCTCTGGGCTCGACGCTTGCACAATCGACATTCTTTAACGGAACCGTTGTACAGAACGCGGACGGTTCCAACAACTTCACCGTTACTTCTCTGGATGCGCGCCTAGGCGACCTAGACCAAACGTATATCCCCGGCTTTGAGTCCTCGGCCAGTGAGACACAGGTAGGGGTCGTTCTCCAGCAAGTGACACCGTGGGTACAGGCACTCACGGATTTGGATATCAACGCTGTGCGCATCACGCTTAGCGTGAACGCGCTATCACAGACGGACGCGACCAACGGAAACATATCCGGCTATCAGGTTGCGTACCAAATCCAATTGTCTGTAGACGGCGGCGCATACACGACAGTAGTCAACACGTCGTTTAACGGCAAAGCCTCGTCTACCTACACACGCTCGCACCGAATCGAACTCGCGGGAGCGAAGTCCCTGTACACAGTGCGTGTGGTCCGTACGACTCCGGATACCACGTCTGAGTACATTCAAGACGTTACCAACATCGTGAGCTTCAGTGAGCTTATCGATGCGCAGTTGCGGTATCCGGGTAGCGCCGTGGTCGGCCTGACGCTGGACGCGTCGCAGTTCGCCTCAGTGCCCACGCGCTCGTATCACATGAAGGGCCTGCTAATCAAATACCCGTCCAACTATAACCCGGACACGAGAACTTACGCGGGTACGTGGGATGGCACCTTTGTAACGGGCTACACGAACAACCCCGCATGGATTTTCTATGACCTCGTGTTGAACACGCGGTATGGGGCTGGCCGGTGGGTCGATGCTTCGATGATTGACCGTTACGCGTTGTACACCATTGCGCAGTACTGCGATGTCATGGTGTCAGACGGTATGGGTGGCTTGGAGCCCCGTTTCGCCTGTAACTGCTACATAGCTACCCGTGCCGGCGCATTCCAAGTGCTGCAGGATTTGGCGAGCGTCTTTCGTGGCATGGCCTATTGGGCCGCTGGGCAGGTTGTCGCTACGGCTGATATGCCGCTCGACAGCGCGTACACCTACACGGCCGCAAACACCACGGCCGCATTCAAGTACGTGGGCAGCTCGCTCAACACGCGATACACGGCCGCACAGGTTACGTGGAATGACCCGCAGAACGCCTATCAACAAGCGGTCGAATATGTAGAGGACGCGGACGGTGTAGCTCGCTACGGGATCAACCAAGCGGAGCTAGTCGCGTTCGGCTGCACAAGCCGGGGGCAGGCTCAACGTGTCGGGCATTGGACGCTGCTTACCTCGCGGTACGAAACGCAGGTTGTTACTATCGAGCTTGGCTTAGATGGTACGGTCGCACAGCCGGGCCAGATTGTGGCTGTTGCCGATCCTTCTCGCGCTGGTCGGCGTATTGGCGGTCGTATACGTGCGGTAAGCGGCACGAATCAAATCACCTTGGACCGTGCGCTGCCAGAGGCAAAGGTAGGCGATACGCTTACCGTCATGATGCCCACCGGGGTTCCAGAGAAACAGCCAATCGGCGGAGTCAACGGCGCAGTAATCACGGTAGGTAGCCCGTTCTCCTCACAGCCGGTAGCTAATGCCGTATGGATGATCGAAAGTTCAACCTTGCAGGCGCAGCTATTCCGCGTCTCTACCGTGGCTGATAAGGGCGGTATCGCATTCGAGGTAACAGGCACTCAGTACGAGCCCAGCAAGTACGCAGCTATCGACACAGGCGCCGCTATCGACGTGCGGCCGATCACTGGTAGCACGCTTACGGTACAGACTCCGCCTACGGGTGTCACGGTCACTCAGAATATTGTGATTGACCAGGGTATCGCCAAGACGGATATGTACATCTACTGGACGGCCGCGCCAAACGCTGTCGGGTATACGGTTCAATGGCAGAAGGATAACGGGGATTGGGTCGTAGCCGGAACCACGGGCGGCCTATCGATGGACATTCCCGGCATCTACAGCGGGTCGTATCTGGCCCGTGTTTGCGCTATCAACGCAATGGGTATCACGTCGCCCTACGCTTACTCCACGCTCACGCAGCTTGCAGGTAAGACAGGTGCACCTCCCGTTGTTACGAGTCTCGCCGCCAGTACAGCCCTTGTCTTCTCGGTGCAAGTCGGGTGGTCATTTCCGCCGAACGCTGGAGACACGGCGTACACGGAAGTCTATTACAGCCACACCTCCGATTTCTCTACTGCTGTCTCCCTTGGTCAGTTCTCCTACCCTACTAGCTCAACCTCGTTGCTCGGACTTTCGTCCGGCTACAAGTTGTTCTTCTGGGCGCGGCTTATTGATACCACGGGCAACGTAGGGGCGTTCTATCCGGCGATAACCGATGCTGGTATTGCGGGCTCAAGCAGCGCAGATGCAGACGCTATTTTGGGCTACCTTACCGGGCAAATCACAGCTACCCAGCTTTCCCAGGATTTGCTCTCTCCTATCGAGTCTATCCCGGGATTGCAAACTAGCGTAGCGGCTGCTCAATCGGCTATTACGCAAGAGACTACAGACCGGGTGGCAGCTATAAACGCGGAGGCAACCACGCGCGCGGCTGCGATACTTGCAGAAGCTACGGCCAGAGGTACGGCTGTAACCAATGAGACTACCGCGCGGACTGCTGCTGACACGGCACTAGGTCAGCGTATCGACACCGTAACGGCTACCACAGGCTCTAATGTGGCGGCTATTCAAGCGGAGACTACTGCACGCACTACGGCGGATACGGCGTTAGGTTCTAGGATCGATACCGTTGTAGCTTCCACAGGTGCCAACGCAGCGGCAATCGGTACGGAGACCACAGCTAGAACTAATGCGGATTCGGCATTAGGTTCGCGGATTGACACCCTCAGTACAACCACGGGCGCTAACACCGCTGCTATCACGGCGGAGCAGACCGCCCGAACTAATGCGGACTCCGCGCAAGTAACCGCTACAAATGCCCTGTCGTCTAGGGTAGACGCGGCTAACTCAGCTATCACTAGTGAGGCATCTACTCGCGCCGCCGCAGATAGTTCTCTAGCAACGCAGATTGATTCCCTCTCCGCGCAGATAGTAATTCCAGAGATGGCAGGCGATCCGAGCGACTTCGCGGGCGCTACTACCGTGTATGCAGGGCTGTGGTCCGAGCAGTCCGCTCGGGCGGAAGCAGATTTGGCCTTGGCCGATCAAGTCAACACGGTAACGGCCCAAATCACTACGGCTACATCCTCGATGCTGGCCGCTGTGCAAACGGAAACCCAGGCCCGTGTAGACGCGGACAGTGCAGCAGCAGCCGTAATCACGGATGTCCAAGCCCAAGTAGCCGACAACACAGCAGCGGTGCAAACCAATGCTGCGAGCTACGCGGACATTAACGGCCGTGTCTCCGCGTCCTATCAGATCAAGACTCAGGTTACGGCCAACGGCCAAACGTACATAGCTGGCATCGGCATCGGCGTAGACAACGATTCCGGCATATTGGAATCGCAGGTAATCATCTCCGCCAGCCGGTTCTCTGTGGTTGATCCGAACGGCCCCGCCGCTATCTCCCCGTTTGTCATTCAGGGTGGGCAGGTGCTCCTAAGCCAAGCAATGATTGGTACGGCTTGGATTACCAATGGGATGATTGGGGACACGATCCAGTCCACCACTACTAACGACCTGGGGCAGCCTAGCTGGATTATCAGCAAATCAGGAGGGATTACATTGAACGGTCCTCCGGGGACTGGCTATCAAAGACTTACGCTCGTCGGTGGAACGCTGGCCGTGTATGACGCCAATAACGTTCTACGCGTCCGTCTGGGGCTCTGGTAATGGCGGGGCTGCAAGTGTTCGGCCCGGACGGTCGTATCGTTATGGATACTCCGCACCGGCTGGGCCGCGTCTTAGGCGCTGTGTTTATCAACGGTGCAGGGTCATTAATAAATGCGGCCCTTGCGCAAGGAACACCCTTTGTGTCTTTCAGCCCGTCTGAGATTTTCGGCACAGTAGGCGGCCAGATCATCTCCCCCACAATCACGTTTTCCGGAACGGTGATGTCTTGGACGTATCCGGCCGCAGGCGGGGGCCTCGCGGCTCCTGCCGTAAAGAATGGGTGGGCTATCTATGGAATCTGGTAATGAGCGCAGGACTTCAAGTATGGAATGAGGGGGATTTATTTCAGATAGACGGTACGTACTCAAATATGCAATTGCGGTCTAGTCAATCGGCCGATGCTATTTATACGTCCGTGTACATTGGGAGTAATCCCCAAGGATCGTACACGGGGATTCTGCCTATCGCTACCTTTAACGTACGCGCGAGTAGTCCCGTATTCGCCCTGTATTCCCCTGGCAACCCGTCAGTAATCAAGAGCACGCAGACAGACAACGCGGGGAACTGGACGGTACAAGTATTATGCGCGTTCGTAGGTCAAGTGGTCACGCTCCTATCTTTCGATACCGCCACTCCTACCGCCAGTAACTTTGGGCTGCAGGTATTCAACGAATCCGGCGTCCTAGTTTTTGATGCTAATAGCGCACCGTTGCTTATATCCGGGGCATATTCCGGCAATATCGCAAACTTAGACCCAAACGCGTACGTATACAACAGCACAGTAACCCGTCCGACTAACATTATTTTCCCGACAGACCCCGCACATAAGTTCGCTGTAGTTGGGGCAATGGGGCCGCTGCTTGCTTACTCCGGTGGCGTGGTGGGGAACGGGAACCTAACCACGTACCTATACCCGGGAATGTTTCAGACTGACCCGGGACAAATCCAGATGCCCATATGTGGATTCGGTCAAACACCGGGACCCGTTCAAGCATTCGTCCAATACGACACGACTCCCTTCACGGCCACCAATCAAACGACAGCTTACGGTAGCTGTTTTAACTATCAATTTTTGGTCGCAGACGTAACCGGAATCGTATAGCGATCTATTATCCCTGGAGTACGTATGCCCTTTTCTCTACCCTACGTTGTGCCGACTACAGGCGCACCCGCGAGTTATCACGAGGTAAGCCAAATTACGCTGGACAAGGCTAGCTTAAGTTCCGTGGCTACGATTGGTTCATACGTAAGCGCTGATACCAAGACAGCGGGCAAGCTTCCGCTATATACGCAGCAGATTCAAATTTCCGGATTGCCGGATTCGACCGATCCATTTCAATGGTGTGAACAGATGCTTATCGAGGCAGCCCCGGATCAACCTACCTCCGGTATTGCACCTAATCGCTACACCTTTGCTGGTGGCACCATGATTGAAGCGGATGCACCGACTACTACCTAGGAATAAATGGGAATTTTCTCTCACGCCTCGTCCGTCGCGGAATCCGCGTCAGGCACCAACATAATCACAAGCGCGGCTGTCTCGGTCGCGTCATTCCAGTTCAGCACTATTGTTTCAGCGGCGGGCTTTGTACTCACCTTGGTCTATCTATGGGGAGCACTGCCGCGATTCTGGCGCGTCACAGTCGCGGTTAAGCGCGGGCTGTTCAACAAGGATTGGTCGCTCTGGCGAAAGCTCGGTAATCAGCCTACGCCTATGAAGGAGGATTAATGTTTGCCACCCTCGAAGCAAAGCTAATTGCTGTGGCCTTGGGCCTATTCCTGTTGGCTGGGGCCGCAGTAGGCGCCTACGCAGCCTACGAGCACAACCTAGCCCAGAAATCGCAGATTCAAACTCTGCAGGCAGATAACGCGAGAGAGGCTGCGAACACCGCCGCAGCACTTCAGGAGGCGAGCGGACTACAAGCGGCACTGACCGCAGCGTCCGGAGCCCAGGCGTCCGCCAAGGTGACCCACCACGCCGCTGTAACCCGCCTCGCCTCAGCGGTCGCAGCGAGCCCCGCCGTAGCCTCCACGGTCGTTCCTGAATCGTACTGGCAGGCAATCTACGGGAGCGACAATGCGCAATAGCCTCATCATCCTTGTCCTACTGGCCGCCTCTGCTTGTATGTCCGGATGCGGTATCGTTCCGGTCCCCAAGAACACGGTACAGGTGCTCACGCCACCGGATGACCTCCTGCAGGACTGCAATCACGCCCCGCGCCCCGCAGACAACACCGTGAACGGTCTCATGCTTGGGATTGTCAATGAGCGGAACGTGGTGGAGTCCTGCGACTGGTCGGACAAGGCCGCACTACGGGCTTGGAAAGCTGGGGCTACGGCCACCACTCCGACACCGCAGAAGTGA